CGCTTACGCAGGGATTTGACCACACGGAGGAGGTCGTCCTTAACGTCAAACTTGGCTTGCTCGGCGTTGGTGTAGGTCAGAGCGCCGGTAGCCAGGTCGCCAGGGAAGTAGTAACCACCCTGTGAGTCAGAAGACTGACCCTTGGAAACAGCTTTCAGGAGTTCATTGATGAACACCCGATCACGCCAACGACGGTAGTCGTCTAACAGCGTGAGGCTGCCGATTGACTGGTGGAAAGTAGTGAGATTACCGGTATCAAGCAGCAGGCGCTGCGCAGTGATCAGGGTCTCACGGGCGACCTTAAAGGTAGAGGGCTGAGTCGGGTCATTGGAGTCGGCAGGACCGGTGTACTCTTTAAGAGTCACCAGGACCTTGTCCTTAACAATGTTCCGGCTATTTGCCGTACCGATGGTTTGCTCAGCAGTACGCTCGCGTGACTCCTTAGAGCCAGGATTTCCGAAGAACCGATAACGGTCAAGTTGGACCGTTTGACCTGGCTGTTTAGAGAAATCATGGACAACAACGGGCTCAGCCGCCATTTCCACGATGTAAGCCGGGTGGGGCCTATATAATTCAGCCCCAAGGATCTTCGGAAAATCATTATCGATGAACATCGATAAGTTCCGTAGAAACTACTTAGTAATACTAGATCAAAACAAGCTCTGTCAGTATAAAAATGTCGCGTTTGTAGCGTTAAATTCCCTTCTGATTTGAGCTGTTTACAGATGCACTGAACGTGTGAATCATTCCTCGAACACCCTCACCAAGCACACCGTAAACAGAGGCATAATTTGGTACATAGTACGAAGACCTACCTCTATACATATCGCGTGAAACTGTTTCCATGGTTCCAGGCAAATCTGACCTAATAGATTGAACGAAAGTTTGGCAATAAACCGGTCCGTTATAGACCCACGGTGCGCGACTTCCTGAACTGTTATTTGTTGGGTTAGTTAACATCGGGTTCTGGCTACGTGGGTATGTGCCAGCTCCCCCAGTGCTTCCTTCTGCGGTTGTATTACCTGCAGGAGTTTGAAAAGGACTATATGCCTGATTAGAAGGAACAACACCGTTGTAATATGTATAAGCGCCAATGCTTTTAAGACCAGGTTCAGGGCCATATGCGGTCTGAACAGTTGAATTAGCTGTATTAAACAGACCCTGTCGTCTATAACCATCGCGTGCTGTTAAAACACCAGAAGCTTCCGGATAAGACTCGTCATAGTTGTTCCAATACCCAGGAACTGCTGTAGGAACGTACCTCCAATCAGTGCTCTCGTACAAAGGTAAGTTGTACGGAGGTCCGTTAAAGGAATAGACAGCACTTCCACCCATACCTGAGTGAACTGTGCAATAAGGATATACAGCTCCTTGTTGCCCCGAAGCGACGACTATTTGTAAGTATGCGCCTGGTGTTCCCTGTACACCAGATGTCGTTACTCCATTTGTAAATTCAACTCCGCTAGCCCACGTCCCGTACTCTGTTTCGCTTAATCGGAAAGGATGAGAGCTAACGCTTGTATCAGACAGATCAAAAATATAAGTACTTCCCTGGATGAGTGTGAGACTCTTCTGAGAAACACCGTCTAGGGCAAATTTATTACCGTCATCACTTACAACAGTAACTTCGAAAGTTTTTGTTTCAGGGTACGAAGTAGTTTCGAAACCTAAATCAGACGCAAAAGACTGAGGAGGACCAGGAACTATACGCCCAAAATCAATTCCTTGATTGTTTACACCATACCATTGAACTACGTTACCTTTTGAATCTACGTAGCCACTACCTACAACACTATAAGTGTCAGTTAAATCTAAATTATTACCAGTATGTTGCGGACCCGACTGAATAGGGTGGTATAAACTTTTGTCGTATTTCCAGTTTGTTAGAGAAGCATACGTCATGTTTTGATTTTAATTTTTCTCACTCTAATTCCTATTAGAGTTGTATTAAAGACTGACGAAAGATGATCGAAAAAGTGATGGACGTCGTTGTCGTCAGCAGCGAAAACGTGGGAAGTTCTGTCGCAGGCTCAGTCACGGAGTCAATTATGCACCCGCGAGAAGCGCGTAGTTTTGTGGCTCATTTAACTAAAGCCTTATTTGTGGGGTGGGCCTTAGCTGTTTTTGTGTCACCAGCGATAACAGATCGATTTGAATTAACTAAGAACGAGTCCACAGCTATTTGCTTTATCGGCGGTTACTTCGGAATACGTATCGTCGCAGCCGCCGAAAAGATCGCATCTAATCGATTTAACAAGGAAACTAAAGACTAACGTCTTCATCAAAGACCTCAGGTTGAGGTTCCTCTCTAACTGTCGCCCAAGCTGACTGCCTTACGTGGGTCGACTGTCGGCGGTCTGGGTGTCGACGGGTATTGCCGTCGTGATTTTTCCTAGGTGCACTACGACGTGTCATTGATTCTTTTTCTCCAGTGTAAACACAAAAAAACCCCGCTGAATTAACAGCGAGGTCGGTTCCCCCAAATTTAAGAGCCCTTTGCTCAGGAGGGCTCCATGAACAGGAGCTTAGACCGAAGTGCTTCAGGTTGCATGGAGCTAAGGACGCGCCAAGCATTTTCAGGAGAACGGCTCATAACCTCACCGAACTGTTCCCAGGACTGACCGGCAGGAACTTGGCCTTGACCAGCGGATCCCACGGGGGGAGCAGGCATGTCGTATTGCTGCTGGTAAGCACCGGCTGCTGCTTCTTGATTGTTGACGTAAAGGTCTTCGTCAAGATCAACAGGCACGACTTCAGTAAAGAACCGATCGGTGTAGTCAGCCAGGTGATCCGGGTTGGTCAGGATCGTCTCCATTCCGCGAGCGCGATCAAGAACAACGTCCGTCTTCTGGGCTTGCTCCATCAGCAGATCTTCCAGGGAGCAGGCGTAAGCATTGAGGATCCCAGGAGCCTCAATGCCGAAGTTACGAACGACCTCTGCGCTTGCCTCGCTTAGTTTCGGGTCCGTAGAACCCTTGGAGGAAGCTTGGGTCTGAGAGGCGCTGGTAGGCGAGGTCTGCTGAACCGGCTGCTGGTAAACCGAGGGCTGGGCCTGTGAAGGCTGACTGATCGGTGTTGTAGCCTGCAGTGGAGCCTGGGTTGGATACGACGCTGCCTGGCTGGGGGACTGTGACTGGGAAGTCAGAACCCGCTCCAGTGAGCCCATCGCTGCTTCCCAAGGGTTGGTTGGGGAGGAGCTGAACGTTGACTGGCTGGACTGGCTGCTGATAGAAGGGTCCGAAGCCGGTGCCACCTGGGACGGCGGTTGGGCTGTAGGAGCCGAAGCTACCACCGGGGTAGCTCCTTGCACCACCCATTGCTGGGGTGAGACTGTTGTTGAACCCTGGTCGCTGATTACCGGCGCTGGTGCCGGGGAGACCGGGCTCGGGATCGAAGCTTGGATCTGCTGGCTCATAGCTACCGGAATAAGTTAGTTCTTCCGCAAGATGGTCGAATGTCCTGTACAGGAGCGGAGTGATATTCAGCCTAGGATCAGCCGCTAAAGGTTGATCAGGCGCAAGAGGATGCGGAGACTGCAACATCTGGTTTAATAATACCAGGAATTGCTGCATTGACGACTGTACTTGTCCAACCATTCTGAAAGGAAATCCTTTCAACATTTCGGCACGTTCGGATTCATTTTTATCAGGGAAAAGGTATTTAAGAGCTTCAACACTCTCAACACCTAACTCCTGCATATTTCGAACGACCATGGACTTCTGAAGGACGTCGTAAGCAGTGTCTTCATAGACATCACCTTGATATCTATAACTGACGTTGCGTGCGCCGTCTTTAGGAAGACCAACGACACCCCTTGGTACTTTGTTTTCGGTGACAGCTTTGAGCATTTCCTTATCAAGTTTCTGCTCAAAGCGGAAACGAGCTTTTTGATAACGCTCAAAGGTTTCTTCAGTCTGTTCTTCAGGGACTTTTGGTTCTTTTAGACCGATCGCCGCAATAAATGACTCACGGAAGATGTTTTCCTGGTGGAAAATCATCATTTCCAAAAGAGCACAGAAACCATAAGTAAGGAAGCTCTTATTCTTCCTCGTTGCGGTCGCTTGAGCCCTTCCCATCAAACCTTTAATCTCTGTAGCCGTTGCTCCGGCTGAAATAGAGATTTCATCCACACCGCCGAGGGCTGTACGGATTTCTTCGCGTAAAAGAAGCGCATAGCGGTTCATATCACCGCTAATCGGGTCCGGAGTCATGTAACCGACTCGGTCCGAAGGCTCTACGTTGGCAATAATGCGTGGAACACGCAGCCCACCACCCATCGAGGAGCCAAAAGGCTCACTAACCCGTGTGGAAGGCGTATTTTGACCCGCAAAACCCGACTGAGAGCTGATTGTGGGTCGAAAAGTGTTACCAGAGTCGTTTGCTTCGACCAGGTCTGACCTAGGTCGACTCGAAATAAGCGTTGGGTTGCCGAAAAACTCGATATTTTTCGAAATATTCTTAATCATCTGGTCATGAAGCACAATCTGCTCCATGAACGGGTCGAAATCACCTTCTCCTTCGGTCCCGCTGGCGTTTGGTTTGTTTAAAACCTCAACAGCAGGGACAAAACCGAGTGAATTCGGTCTTTTACGGTCTGCTGTAAGAACACCGCCAGGTTCAAGCTCAAAACTAAGCTCTGTATCGGACTCGTTCTCAACGATATAATCCGCAGTGATGCTCAGACGCACATAACGCTTGTTCTGACCGTACACATCACTCGGTAAACCAAGATTATTGTTCTTTACTTTGTAGTCATAAATGATTACGACCTCTTCAATCTGACCGTTAGCGTCGTGAAAGACCCGATACTGCTTCTTATTGAAGAAGTAGATCTGATATTTCAATTTAGGGTCAGGTCTAAAGTAAAAAAGTCCGCAACCATCGATTAAAAAGTTACGAATAATCGCAGGGAAACGAATATCTAACCTATTCAGCTCAATAACGTCGTTTAAAAACCTAGTTCTGGATTTATACGTATCTTGATCACAATAAAAAGACAGACCCTTCTTGATCATCAGAAGAGTCATCTGCTGTAGATGGCTCAAGACCACCATCGTTGCAGCTTGATTAGAACGATCTTGAGTGCGAGCTGCCTCTAAAATCTCTTCAAACTGACTACGGACATCGATGGAAGCTGTCATTATTTATTTGACCCTCAGCTGTCAGGCAGAAGGTAGTTCCGTACTCGTTCTATTCTAAGGGTAGGTTCAGGAAGGTCAGATACCGGATAAGTAGTAATAAGGTGATCTTCTCGACCTAACATGTCTGTATTACCTTCTTCAGGCACAAAGTTTTCACATTTTTCCTGAACTTCTGGTTTATCCCAGATGTAATACTCTGCTATAGAACGAAGTTTGGTCTTCCGCTTGTCGGCATCACCCATCCAACTAAGGTGCCAACCAGCGTCACGATCCCCTACATAAACGTTGTTTGTAGAGGCCCTGAGGGAGGACAAAGTACCAAAATCTCGCAGTTGTCCCACAGTAGAAGCTGTGCCGCAACGCCAGTCAAATTTTTCTCCTTTGGGAGAAATCAACTGACGATCAGCACGTCCGTAGTGCATAGACATACTCATGCGCACGACTTTATCTTTGTTTTCTAGAACCGTTTCTTTGATTTCTTCTAGTTTGTCGGGGTTAGTAATTTCATCACAGTCACTGCAGATAAAAAAAGTGTCGTCCGGGGTCATAAAGAGACCAACGCTCAGTGCGTCTCTCTGACCGCGCTCACGAACCCACGGGTCAGGGGCTTCTTCGTAAGTAGGTAACTCGACGTGGAGAATTTGAATTTTGTCTTCGGGTAGACCAAGCTCTCGAATCGTATCTAGGCACGTAAACGGCTTATCTTCACCTCTGTGAGTTTTATTTGCATCAGTAATCAAAAAACCATCTACATGGTCTTCTAGGGTGCGAATACGAAGCTCAAGAAGTTCTTTCTCGTTGAAGTACGGAAAACAATCTAACAACATGCTGACACGATTAGATGTTTTACGATACCACGCTTCTACATATCAGCAACGCCAGCTACTTGGCTTTTAGCTTTGTTTATTAGGTACTCTTTAGTACGGTCAACGGTCCCTTCGTCAGCAGGACCAAACTGAGCATCCATGCGCTCTTCATTAGTTTCGGGTTCCTCAGGCGGAGTTGGACCATTAGTTTCTCGATCAAAATCACTTTGAACGTATGAGTCAAACTCTGCACTTGATTCCGCGTCTTCACGACGTTCTTTATCAGCAGCTCTGACCGCATTTGCATAGCGACCTGCGAGAGTGCTTCCAGTTGTGTTGTAATTTTCCATTAGTAGAGAACAATGACACCGTTAACAGACCCGCCACTCAGCGTTACCGCCGCCCAATCAAGCTGCGTATCACCTCCAACATTCTCCACATGGAGATATTGATTAACAGCCATGTCGTTTAAACGAACGTAAAAATCGTCCGTCCCTACCGAGCTTTTTGACTCAACAAAAAGAGCCCTGCAAGTACCAAAAGTCTTTTCACCGTCAGAAGGCACCCAAACAAAACCACTACACATAGGCAGAGGAGCAGTCTGCCCATAAACCGATCCAAAAGCCTTGATGTCCATTACGACTTTATTTTCTTTCAGTCTACTGTATATAGCTCGATGAGTTTATCCAAGTACCACTTTGCTTTCTTCAAGTCTTCTACTCCGTTCTTGTGCTGAAAGCGCCAGAGATACTTGAAGCAGGAAAGCTGACAAAAAGATTTAACCCCCTCGGACCCCGCAGCCGCTGCCATGGCGTCAATGCACTCAATATCACCTTGCGTATAGTGAACCGGGTGGTTAACAGTTTCCATAGCTGAACATTTTATCTACGGTGATCGTATTGGTTTTGTCGTAAAGCTGCTTTGAATACTTCACATCTAGATGCCTTACTAAGGCGCACGGATGAATTTCGAGATTTTCTCCGTCTTTCACTAACGGAACCACTCTTCTGTGTTCTTGACCAGGTAGCAAATTTTCAAACGCCAAGCCCATCGAACTCCTGTCAGCTATGGGCCAGTCACGTTTACCAATAATCTCGTAGCTTTTACAAGGATCACTACTTGCGCTAGTTATATATTTTTCAGCGTCCTGTTGATCAAGAATCATGAGACCTGCGTAAGGATTACCAAGAGAAGTAAAACCAACAAAGTTAGGATCACTGTGTGTAAGGATGAATCCACAGTCGTAACCTATTTCACCCCAAACAGATTTAGTCTCTCGGTCAAGATTCCAAGTTTTATAGTTATCGAAAGGAATATCTAGGTCTTTGTAATGTTCGAACCTACAGAAACCGGGCTCTAGGTTAAGAGGTCTAAGTTTATCTTTGTAGTCTTTCCAATAAGCAAACTGTTTATCACCGAATAACATATCGTTTTCAGAGTACATGTAATAATCAAACTCTTTATTTAGTACTTTTCTGGAAAACCTCTTCTTGTGTGCCCAACACAAGTAATACCCCTCAAAATCTGGGGATGCTACTTCAAAACTTGTTTGCCTTAGATGGCAGTGAGAGCCAACAATTAGAGAAAACTCATCTAAATCATGCTTGTGGTTATGATCGATAAAAAATTCTACATAAACGTCAAGAGGCAAAGTCTCGTAAGCTCTTAAAACTGCAAGAGTCGATTCGACCCGTGACATCGGGTCGTGAGCAGTGATTGCGATGTAGATTTTTTCCATCAATACTCGATGTTGTAGTTGCCTCGTTTCTGGAGATAAGCGATTAAGTGAGTGTATGCGTCTAGTAAGTCATCGTGAGAAGTAGCACCAACATTAAGTATTTGATCGTGAAGAGCCTCAAACTTTCTGAACTTATTGAATGTTACTTTTTTGTTCTCCAGTAAGCCAAGAGTGCCTCTAAAACGTGCGACTTTGTCACCACGAAAGCCTTTAACCTCGTGGATGTGGAGATTACCTAAGCCTCGTTCATCTAACAACACCCTTTTAAGGTCAGCAGCCAACGAAGCCTGGTAAGCAACAGCTTCCACAACAAGCGTGACTGTTGAAAAAGTAGGAAAATACTGGTCGCCTTGGAGTTCGAGAATCCCCCACTCAACAAGCATGTCGCACAGCAAGTCAATCTTCTCCAGGTTGCCGATGGAGCGAACTTGGTGAGAGTCGATAATGTAGTATTTATCTTTGAGACGACCACCTAAGACAAAGGCTGTGTAGTCAGACGTTTCGTTTTTACTCGCTGAGAGGTCAATACCAACTGCAAGAGTATCAAACTCTGTTTCTACTTCACCTTTAATAAGCAAATCAGGAGATAGCACAAGGTCGGAAGTCATGACCGGTTGTTGCTGGTACTGATAAGCAAAAGCAACAGGATCTAACTCTTTCTGACCAAGCAAATAATTAACTGACCACTGCTCAGGCCAATAGCTAATTGGTTCACCGCTGTTGTCGTATGTAAGCGCCTCTTGTGCAACTTGCTTCCACCCTTTCTTAGGAATGAACATAGTTTTATGTATATCCAAAGGATGAAATCGAGTACCCAAGCAAATACAACGACCACCCTCGAAAACAATGGGTGCAATAACTGAAGACCAGTTGTTATTCATCTCGTCTCGAACAGCAGGGTTCTTGATGTCCGAGCTTGACTTAATAGGGTCATCCACAATGACTAGGTGAGCACGTTTAGACGTAATCGAACCCCTTAGACCCGCTGCACGAAGGGTGAATTCTTCATCACCGACTCGTTGAATACCGGCGTAATCAAAGTCAATCGACCAACCAATATCGCTCTGCATACCTGCTCTAAGCCTCACTTTCGGAAATATTTTCTTGAAAGTCGAAGAGTCGATAATCTGTTTAATAATTCGACTCTTTGGGATAGCCGTGGCGATGTTATACGAACAGTAAATAATCTGAAGAGGTCTCCCGTCAGAGGTGTGTCTCCCGATAACCCACGCGGTAAAAAGGTTTAAAACGGTCGACTTCGCTGAGCCCCGCGGACTAAGGATGTCCAGGTTTGGACCAGCGATATCTAACAAGTACTTATTGCTCTCTCCGGTAATCAGCTCTCTGTGCCACTCAAGCATGTGAGCAGCGGGAGGTTTATCAAGCAGAGTACAGAATGTCAGAAAATCATCTTGGGCTCTTGAAAATACACTATCGATACTGGAGTCATCTCTTTCTACAGCTTTCTGGGCTTTGTTTTTTAAAGCACGACGATATGCAAACGTCTCTCTGCTAGGCATCTCTTAAAAGTGCTTATATACTGTTATCGAAATTCTAACCCTGTATGGCAAAGATACTCTGGTACGGAGACGCTGTTTCAAATACAGGGTTCGCTCGGGTAACGCATAGCATACTAGAGCACTTGAGTAAAGATCATGAAGTAGTTGTCTTTGGTATCAACCATACGGGAGATCCTCATGATTATCCTTTCAAGATTTACCCAGCTGCAGCTGCAAATCCGGCTGATCGATTTGGCTTAGGTAGGATCCATCAGATTGTTGATAAGGAGAAACCAGATTATTTCTTTTGTCTGAACGACATCTGGGTAGTTAATCAAGTGTGGGAAAGGATTCATCTCCTGAAGAACCACCTGAAATTTAAATTTATTGCATACTTCCCCATCGATTCCGAGTGGTATCCCCTCTCGATGCTTCGATTTATTAAGGACTGGGACTTTGCGATCACGTTCACCATCGAACAAGCTCAGCGTTTGATGGCTCACGGGGTAAAACCGAAGAAACTAGGTGTCCTCCCTCATGGCTTAGATCAAGGTAAATTCTTTGAAATGGATATGCAGGAGGCAAGGAACAAGCTTGGTTTGCCTCATGACAAATTCATCGTATTTAACGGAAATAGAAACCAGCCTCGAAAGCTTATTGATCAAACGATCAAAGCTTTTGCTGAATTCGCTGTCGGCAAGAAAGATGTCATGCTCTACCTGAACATGGGAGAGAAAGACTTAGGTTGGGCAGTTAGAGAACTCTTTGAAACTGAGATGCGTCGAAGGGGTGAGGACCCGACTCAGAAGATGTGCCTAACACCAAACATCAATTACATATCAGCTCCTCCCGACGAATACTTAAATATCGTGTACAACGCTGTGGACGTAGGGATCAATACAGCAAACGGTGAAGGTTGGGGACTTGTGCCTTTCGAACACGCTCTTTGCCGAAAACCTCAGATCGTTCCTAACCACACCTCCTGCCAAGACATCTGGAAGAACAAAGGTCTTCTCATCGATGTTGCCGCGTGGATCACAGATAAAGATCTAGGCGTTGAGCGTGGGGTTATCGACTACAAACACGCAGCGAAACTTCTCAACGACCTCTACGACGACAAGGAATATCGGAGTAAGATCGCTGACCAATGCTACGAAGTGACTCAAAACCCGTCTTATAGATGGGACAAAGTCGCTGAAGGTTTCACTAAAGCCATGGAGGTGCTCAAATGACTACTCAACACGTACGTCACGCAGCAGCACTTACTTATCTAGAGCATCCTATTAAGATGCGACCTAGTTCCGGTTACGGGACTGTCTACCAACAGGCAGAAGATATCGGAGGCACTTTTACAAGGATTTGCTGGGGTTTGCCAGATCAATCGATTGCTAATTTCAGCCCTTGTTTGGTCCGCGAAAAGGGACATCTTCTTCTTGCGTTCCGTAGTCAACCCGAACCATTCGTATTTCGGCATGATCAAAAATATTTTTACTACAACAACACTCCCACAGAGGTCTACGTAGGGGAGCTAGTAAGTGATGACACGATCCTCGGCGCTCGTAAGGTTCGAACTGCTCCGCACCGTCTCAGCTACGAAGATCCACGATTGTTCAAAGCACCTGACGGTGAAATTTACTGTCAGTTCATCACAAGCTCTTACGCGTCTAAATGGGACAGCTCTAAGCATCTTCTTGTAAATCAACCAAAGGTCTGCGTGGGTAAACTTACGACCCACGGTGAGGTAGTGGATTGTGTCTATCCTCCTGCAGGACAAAACCTCGAAGCAGGAAAACCAGAAAAGAACTGGTGCTTCTTCACCGACAAAGAAGAACTAAAACTTCTTTATTCAACCATCCCCCTGACAATTAAAACACCAGGCAAACCAGATAAGACTATCGATTCCAGCTGCCTTAAAAAAGTTGTCGGAGAGAATCCGACTTTCAACTCGACAGCTCCTATAAAAATCGGAGACGAATGGCTTGTGTTCTTCCACTGGAAGTACATGGCTTTTGATGCCCAAAAGCAGATTACTTATCTTTTGTACCACCTGGGAGCTTACACACTCGACGAAGAGATGACGAAGATAACTCGGATGTGCACAGAGGCTCTGTTTAGTGGTTCTACAGAAGACAAACTCATCTGGTGGACCGACGCCACGGGGGCACCTGTATCAAAACAACCAGCTTGTATCCTTCCCTTCGGTGGAGAGTACGACGAAGAAACAGATTGTATCGAGTTACCTCTAGGTGTTAACGACTCATTTATGGGTATCTTCCGATGCCCTCTCGTCAACATCCTTGGAATACTCGAGACTGTTTAAAAAAGCACAGGTTAGATCCCTGAGTTCTTTATACCGAATAAACCAATCAGGGATTAAGCCGTAGTGAGGAAGCACCTCACGGTCGTATTCAGTGTCTTCTATGTACTCGATAAGTCTTTCACGATGCGTCAAGGACGATTGATCGTCTGTCACGACTTTTCTTCTCGCTCCATAGTCGACCAGACCACCATCGATGCTTCCTCTAAAAGGTCAGCCATCGTTGGTGTGTCTTCAAATGTATTCATGAGTTCACGTAAACAACGATCCGCACCAGCAAGTAAAAGCCCACGGCGATCAAGACCATCAGTGAGCTGTCGGACCGCTTGGATGTGCGAGCGGAGTTCTTTTTGAAGGACTGAAATCTTGGTTGCCGCTGTGGCATGGTCGAGCATCCCAGTCAGAGTCATCTGCCTAACGTTATGAATATCTTCTCTAATCGCATCGATCTCAATCAAGAGAACTTTACGTAAGTCTTGTTTGGGATACTTTTCTTGAATATACGCAGTGATGTCTGCAATAGACCCATCGTACGCTGGGCGCATAAACCGAGCGTACAAGTAAGACTCAATGTCACTGGTTGAGTTCTTGGCGTGATGCAGGAATGCGTCTTTCTGTGTTTTATCCAGCGATTGCAGCCACTCTGCAACTGTGTTCTCAGTTTTAGTATCGATCATCCGAAGAAAGCCTGAGCGTTTAGAGCCCTTGCTGCCGAACGATTACGCAGATCATCGGTAGCCATGGCATTTGCACGGATTTGCGCAATGTTGCCTTTAACTTTCGCCTGATTGCGGGCCAGATCACCAATGATCCCTTGATCGCCAAGAGCTAAAGCACCAGCAATTCGCTGCTCACCTAAAGACAGTTGATTCCGAACGCTTTGTTGGCCTAAGGCTAATTTGCCTTGAATATTTTGTTGACCAAGAGCTAATCCTCCTTCTGTCGCGGCCCTGGTTCCCAACATGGTCCCAAGTGTATCCGCGAACTTAGTTGCAATATTCGTCTTAGCTCCCTCTTGTAGTGCTCTCAAGCCAAGATTAGTATTCGCTAAACTCTCAGCTAAACGATTGTCTTGGTTCAGCATTGCGCTGCCTGCTTGAGCAGCGAATGCAGGGTTTAAAAGCTCTAACTGAAGTTTTGCTTGTCCGGTCTGCTCAGCAAGTCGTTGACCAGCGTTAAGCATCCCTTGAACTTCATTCATTTGAAGTTGTCGAGCACCTGCAGAATCACGGGCTGCATCAGCCAGGATAGTTTTCTGCCCAGTACTCAAACCCTCTCCGAGAAGACCTTGAGCACCGATATTTGCACCAGTTTGTTCAGCAAACCGCAAACCAGCAAGGGTAAGCGGTACGTTAGCTGCAGCAGCTTCAGTGCCATACTTAGCGAAAAAGTCGTAAGGAATCTGCTGATATCCATACTGACCGCCGCCAGTTCCAGCGGGTGCTCCCTGAGCGCTAGCTTGTCCGCCGCTACCCTGGAGTGCTCCAATCCCTCCGGAAACAGCTGAACCAATTTGAAAACCAGCTGGCCCACCGACAGCAGCGCCCACGATAGGAGCGGCGACTTGAGCGATGTTTCCTAAAGCGTCAAAGAAACCCATAATTAGATCACCGCTTGTCCGGGTTTAAATGCAGCCATGGCTTGTTGTGCTGGACCTGCTAAAGCACTCAACACATTTGCGTTAGGCGTGGCAGATAAATATGCTGCTTGTAGCATAGATGATCCAAGAACAGCGTCACGTTTAATCTGCTGATTAGTGACGTCTCGCCAAGCGTTAATAACATTTCGGCGGGTACTTTCTTTCATCTGAGCCATCTGGGCTCTTGAAAGAAGATTGGTGGCGTACGCTAATTCCTCTTGCCTCCGACGCTGTTGGTCGTCTAAGTACTCACGAGAAGTGATGCGATCAAATCGCTTACCTCGTTCCTCGAACTCTCTCTCAAGAACGCCAGCTAGACCAGGGAGCATAGTAGTCGTGTTCTCTGGCTGATCACCCGGCAACTTTGTCGATGTCTGTGGTGTAGTCGTTGCAGGAGGTTGTACTTGAGAAGTCGTTGCAGGAGGTTGTACTTGAATAGGAACATCACCATCTACCACACGTTTCACCTTTCCAAATATACTTTCAGCTCCTCCAGGGAGAAGGCCGCCGAAAACATTTTTATCTAACTGACCGTAAACACTTTCAATAGCTCTGCCGGTTCCACGGGTTGCATCCCTGACTGCCCGATCCATCGGTTTAGGGAGAAATTGCACGTTTGTAAGGTCGCTAAGCTGTTGACTAGAACCTTGCGATCCTCCCATTACTGCTTTAAAGAATGGGTTAAGATCTTCGAATTTAGTCTGGTTATCCATAATCAGAAACCTCTGCTTAAGTTAGCTAGAGCTTGATTAGATCCTACTGGATCTTGAGCTAAAATTTTATTAATTGCGGTTTGCAGAGTTCTTTCTTCTTCTTGACCCAAGGCACCAAGAGAAGCAATAGCTTGACCGATATTCTGCTGTTCACCTCTTACACGTTCTAAATAAGCCTCTCTGCGTGAGGACTCCTCTAAATATTTATTGTTGAGAGCAATAGCTTCTTGTAATTTTGCCTGAACGTCGATCGGAGGTTTACCGAGCAGACTACGTCTATAATTTTCACCTGCAGCCCACTGCTCAAAAGCAAGTAGATCGTTTGCTGTAATCGTGAATTTTGAGTTACTCCCAGTAGCAGGGGCTGGTTTATTGCCAAACAAAGAATCTAAACCTCTAACCCCCAGTTGGGTCAGAATATCAGCAGCGAGTGCTGTTTTGAATCCAGCAGGAGTACCGACGGAAGCCGCAGCAGCAGCGGGAGCGCTAGGAATAGCAGCAGCAGGGAAGCCCATCAGTTAACTCCAGGTTTGTCGTACTGTGTCCCGCTAAGCGGTTTCTTTATCGATTTTAAGTCATTTTCACCAGGAGGCATTGGTGCAACTTCTGCATCCCTTTGTTCTTTAGAAGCAATAGCAGCTGTCTGTGGGAAGTTAGACGCTAAGTAACGACCTAAAAACTCATTTGGGTTTTGAACAGGAGCATCTTTTCTAACGTCCCGCTCGCGTAATTGTTGTTTTCTGTCCATCAGCTCAACTGTTGGAACTGGATTGAAGGAGGAATATTGTTGCTCGAAGGAGCGTTGAGCATCGAATAATTACCGCCCATATTCGGTGTGTCGTATTCAGCAGGACGCTGAGCAGAAAGCTCATCCATGTGCATATCCCCTTGACGCTCAAGAATATCTAACATCTCCAGCATCTCATCAATAAGATCTGGTCTTTCACAAACACGATCAAGCAGTTCAACCAGAACAGGATCCATAGCCGGAGGATCAGCTTGTTCCACACGCAGACGAGCCGCTAACTGGTTGCGACCCATAGGATCATCAATATCCGGATAAGAATTAAGTGAACGAGTGGCCCCGGTGTACATACCGCCAGGCTCTCCTTCCATCCGAGGAGCCTTTCCTTGCGCAAAGCTACGCAAGACGTAGGCCACCATCGGGGCTGCAGCAGCTTGTTCGTCGGGAGTCTCGGGCATAGGAAGACCCAGCATCCGAGACGCTAATTCATAATCTGCCCTAGAAAACACCGGAACCTACAGCAACAGTTAATTCCATTGTACTCTGTATTCCAAGAACGTCGCCTGGTGTAACTTCTAGGGTCAAACAGATCTTTTCTAATACATCCGGCGAGGGGATATATGTTTTATCGCTACATATCTTCCGCGTAGTTGTGGGAGACAGAGAAGCCAGCTTGCTTAAAGCAAAAGAAGATAAATCCTTCTCTGCAAGCAAGCTGGTCAGATTATTAACCAGGTAACCGCTGGCTGTATGTGCTGAGTAAAAAGGCATTAGCCAAGTTTTAGCCCCTCAGAGATATTGACCAAACCTGTACCGCTGAAGTGACCAAACGACGTTAGATCGATTTTAGGAGAAGCAATCAAACGCCAAAGGGGCAGTTCGCTAGGAAAACGAATGTCGTCCAGGAGTAGCCAACGATCTTTTTTAGGAAACTCGATTGTTGTTAATAAACTAGCGAAAGTTCTTTCAAATACACCGTCTTTCGGGCCGTCACACATAATGAAGTCGGCGTTAACAAGTAACTTTACGAACTTGCTAAATACCTCACTTTTCTTAAGGTCTTCTATATGCTGTGTTAGCCTCCCGCTCGAAAAATCCTCTTCGGTCAAATAAGTGGTTTGATGTTTCTTCCACGGTGTTACATCAAAGGTAGATACCTTGTCCTGGTTGGGTGAGTAGTCAAGCATTACGCGAGTAGAAGCTCCGTAGTGCGTTCCGATATCGACCAGGCTGAGAGGTCCGCCCCTGCGGTCGAGATTAAAAATGAGACCAGCAAGAAGCCGATAGTGATCGCCAGGGAAAGCGTTAGCGTAAGGGTTATCAATATTAATATGACATTTTGAAGCAGTCGAAACACTGTCAAGAACATAGTCCCAGTTGCTGAAGCTCTGAGCCGCCGCGTCGTCGTCGGTCGACCAACACTCACTAGGAATACGGTGTCGTACTACTCGCATGATCAGAATCCCAGGTGTTTGCGGCGGACGAAGCTTAGGTCGTAAGTCGTGAAACTCACAGGCATGTCAGGCAGATTAAAAGGAGTCTTATTAGTCAGACCCTCCACATGTCCTTGCCACGCTTCATTCCACTTAAGGTGTAGGTAACGCTTGTTCATTTCGTGCGCTACGTGAATACCTTGAGCTATCGAAGGTTCTGACCTCCAAGTCTGAGAGCCATCGGAATAATCGTTCTTCTTACTGCCGTGGTAATAACCGTGCTCTAGATCAAGTACACGCTTTACATCATCATGTATAAAGCGCATCCCGTAATCCATATCTTCGCAGTAACCCGGATATAAGTTTTCATCAAAAAGGCCATACTTTTCGACCATCCAGTCCTTCAGCAGAAAGATATCCCAACCGCCGCCACTACCGTGAACAATCCCAACTTCATTATCCTGAGCTTTCTCATTCATCTCCTGAAGAAAACCAGGCTCAAACTTAACGTCATGATTCGCGATAACCCAGTAAGGAGCTTTCATAAAGCTCTTGATAATTAGGTTCCACGCGCCGCTGCACCCGACGTTTGCGGGTAAGTGACAAACATGAACATTCTCGATGAACTTATTAGGGATCTCCTTGAGTAGATCGACTTCGTGAGTGATTTGACCCCGACCGTTGTTATTGAAAACAACAAAGTGCTCTACAGGATAGTCGATGCTCATATAGAGCCGATGCAACCAATAAGGCGTATTAACGATTGCCGTACCGATAACTGGGATTTTGTTCATCAACAGTTAGCAATGGCAGTATGCTAACACAAATCTAAGCTCTTACCATCAGAGTCAATCTGGTTTTGAAGATGGCGATAAAAACACCCTTTCTTCGGCGTAAAGCTTCTCTTGGGTTTTTGCTTCTGTGCGGCACGTTTAGGTCTCTTGTAAACCCTCCGCCCCCAGTCATCTAGATAATAAAGACCTCCTTTCTCTCCACGAATCCATTCGCGTTCCCATTTAGTCTCTGGCACTGGTTTTTCGTTCACTAGATACGCACTAAATAGTAACGTGCCTCCAGCTGCGTTCAGTGTCTATCTCATAAATTGTGTGGTAAATAACACCATACTGCTGAGCGATATACAATCGCTTGACGCCTTCCTTAAGCATAGTCTTAATAGAACGCACATCATCCTCCGTAAGCTTTGCGTTCGGGTTTTTAGAGCCTCTAGTGGTCTCAGGGGTAAACATCTGAGGCATCTTCTTTTTGCACTCCTTACAGACGTGCCCGCATTCAAGACGAACGTTCTGGGAATATCGAATTAATTTGGTCCCACATCCGTCGCAAGCAAGTTCTAACTTACGTCTCCCAAAGTTAAAGTCAGCTTTGTTCATGAGCCAGCGTTTATCTGCTGCTTCTTTAGCTTTGTTTGGTTTGTCGAAGTGCTTCATGGAAAAGAATTTTAATGGGAGTAGCGGGACTTGAACCCGCAAGAGCTTTACAGCTCGACGGATTTTAAGTCCGTTCCGTAGACCAATTCCGGCATACTCCCGGCACCAAGAATATACACCTAATCTCAGACCCGAAAAGCACTGTCAAAAACTTTTAAGACTGTTACCATGCTGATGCTCGCAGAAATTTAAAAGTGACTGCTTCTTCTTTTCAGGACCTTATGGGGCAACTCAAAGAGGACCCGACCGTCAAAGTTGCTCCCCAACCTCAAAACCAAGCACAACTCCCTTCACCTGATAAGAAGAAAACTCTTTCAGACAAATATAACTTTACAGAAGGGTGGTACGACGCACTTCTTAACAGTGAATGGCTTGTACAGCACAATAACCATGGACAAACGATCGACTTAACGCCAGAAGAACCAAAGAAAATCCTCGAAATTGGTTGTTATGAAGGAGCTTCATCCTGTTTCTGGTCAGATTTCTACTTAGATCACGAAGATTCTCGCTTAATTACTATTGACCCCTTTACCGGGAGCGAAGAACACCTACGTGACCCCGAAAAATACGCTGGTTTAGCGACTATTGAGACCACAGCGCGTTCGAATATCGCTAAATCGAAAAATGCAGGAAAAGTGGAGGTGATCAAAGGGTATTCCCATCTCATCTACCCTCACCTTCATCATCGCTACGGAGCTGAACCGTGGATCGACATTCTTTACATCGACGGAGCCCACGATTCCACGTCAGTTGCTCGTGATGTGACTTTATACGTACCATTAGTTAAGCCTGGTGGCGTTGTTTTCTTTGATGATTACGCTCACCCGGACGTCCGACGTGCCGTTGATATGTCTCTAAACGCTTTTGCCACCTTTGATCTTGCGATCTTCACCGGTTGGCAGCTTGTTGGAGTCGTCAGCGACTACAAAAGATCCCACGGAGAGGACTAATGAGCTTTTTAATCGCTCTGCTAACAACTTTTCAAGTTAACCACGCTCCTTGGCACTGGTCAATGACCTGTGAAACGTGGCAAACCAGATCAAAACAGATCTTGGTTAACGAAAAGTTACCACTAGCAGAGCGATTAAAAATCGTTTATTACCTTCGGACTAAGGTGAGAGGTAAGTGCGACATTCTTTCTTAAATGTCACCTGATGATTTCGGGCAGCTTTTCTTGCTCCTCAGCCCACTTATGCTTCCTACGCTGCTAATTCTCTTTACATTTGCCGCAGGAGGATAACGTTTTGGGGTCGTGAAGCACCTACGACCCCTCAACGGAAACCGAAAGCTGTGCCTCGTCCAACACAGCCGGGGGATCTCGGTTTCATACCGAATTTAACGCATGTGGCAATTCACGCAAGCACTGCGTCCACAGAAGAATTTACAACAGCATCGCGTCTTGATCGTTTTTATTCAAAACTTCAGACCTTCTACCCTTTCCCCTTAGCTCTTTAGGCCCACGGTCTTTTTTCTTACTTCAGCTTATCGCTCGACAGTAACGACAGTATAGTGGCAGTTGCTACACCAAACAAATTTTCCATACGCCCTGCTAAATCAGGACACGCTTCAGCAACCCGTGTACTGTTATTCATCTTGGCCTGCTGTCCGCACAAGACTATAGCGATCATAACCGCTACGCCTTGATACAAAAATACCCCTACTAACGCACGTAGCAAAAAGAGCTTCGGTCGAAACTCTCCAGGGGTCAACTTACATTACCGCGAAAGCGCCTGTCAGAAAATTCATCCCGTCAGACACACGGCGAGCAACTCGATCTGATTCAGTCTCATAAGTCCTTTCAGACATATCGTCTCCGCCAGCTAAATCACCAAGAACATCACTTAAATACGAACCGGTTTGAACTGAGCGAATAAAACTACTGAGATCACCGGGAACAGGATTCACGAAATCAGCCGGACGCATTGCAGTAACAAATGCTTGATTGGGGTCAAACGTCGGATCGCCTTGATAATAATTAGCGGGATTACTAGGATCACCACCGATAAACTGAGAATAAGATCCTGCAAAAGGAGGATATGTTGCCTCTTCGGTTCGCGTTGCGAAATCAACGGGTCCAGGTAAGGTCGGATCTGCCGGAATGGGGTCGACGCTTACAGGTTGATCTGGCTCACCTTGCATAACATCTTCATCTTTCAAATACCCACGAAGTTTATTTAAAGCTGCCTCCGTAGCACCGCCCATCTTGGTTTTGCCCCTCATGTCATCGGCATAATCCAAAACAAGACGCGCTACGTCAGATTTAGAACCACCGCGATCAATACCTCGATCAAACACATAACGAACGTCTTTCCCGCTAAAGCGACTCACAGGAGGCTTCTTATCAGAACCTGCACCACGTCCCTTCAAGTCGTAGGCATCTAAATATTTTTCGTAAGACTCCTTATCGAAGTCTTCGCCTGCCATGCGGGCCATATCTAGCTACCAAAGATATACCTTACTCTAGCTTACTTGTTCAAGATTTTTCCTAGGAACGTTCCCAACAGCTGTGCTGCAGGCACGATGTAATCGGGGATAGAAGATCCACCTCCTTTCGGGAAATTTAAAAGCTCAAAATCTTGGGATGGAAAACGGTCCTCACCGCGAGGAAAGGGCATATCTGGGAGTCTGAATACACCTCCCCCTCCTCCGGAACACTGATTCATACAAGGATCCACTATGTTCATCTCGTAAGGATTTTGCCTGCTTCGGCACTCCGCACACGATTCTTTCGAAGCGCCACCTCTAGGAAGCTCAGGCATTGGTATAGAACCCCCTAAAATATCAGGGAACTCAGGCATAGAAGGACCTGTGATTTTAGGCAACGTGGGCATAGGCACCATGCCGCCGTCCTTTAAAATCGGCCCTCTGGGAGTGCGGGGTACAAAAATAAAAGGATCTATAACACCGCTACTGCGTTCCACTAAACCCATAGGATCAACAATTCGATTCGAATATTGAAAAGACATCCCTACAAACGTGTAGCCACTAGTTTTATTTTAATCAACGACCGAAAATAAGCTCACTTAAACCAAACTCACCGCGACGTGGGTTAAACCGTTCACCAGCAAGATCTGCCCTAAAACGAATCCCGTCAGTAATTCGTTCAATAGGACTCCGCTGTTGGGTCGCAGTTATCTCTGGCGTAACAAGGCTAAACGTCGTTGGCGTGAGTTTATCGGCCACACCCGTACGCTTTTCAGTACCAATGAACTGACGGAACTTAGGCACAATGCCTTCACCAGTCTCTTGCCTGACAATTTCATCGCCAGCTTCAACTAAGGCTGAACCAACCAAACCCGCACCGATTCCTGGAGCGAGTGGAGCAGCCGGACCAGCCAAGATCGGAACTGCAGCTGCACTTACTGGAATACCTTGAAGGAACTCCTTAGCCATGTTTTGTCCCATAGCCACGGGTCCTTGCTCGTAACCAATTCGCACAGACTGAGCACTGGGTATCAAATCAGCAACACCAGGCGCTAGAGAAGCAGGAACTTTTCGGACGTTTTTCGCCAGCCCGCTCAAATCGAGATTGTTAATTGCATCTGGCGTCATGCCTGGAACCAAAGTCGAATAGAACCTTGGCTGAGATTTGTAAGGAACAGCAGGTTTACCCACAACTTCATCACCAACAAACCTAACTCGACCAACAAGAGCTTGTTCTGGTTTCGTAAGTTGTAAAGGCACTGCGTCACCTTCGTTATCAATAAAGGTGTATTGACCTCTTCTTTCGGTTGGGGGGCCAAAACCACTTAAGGTATAAGCTTTTCCACGTAACGAAGGGGGGTCCACCCCTGCATCCAGGAAAGGTTTAGCTTGCCTTATGTAACTACTAGTTGTTTCGTCTAATCCTTTGTCGTAAGCCTCTTGAATCAAATCTTCACTACTTATAGGCGAATTTTTTAAAATTGTTCCTCCGCGCCTGTCTGTCATCGACGCATCGCGAACGAAGCGCATAACAGCAGTTTTAACGTCGTCAGGTAAATCCTTAGCGTCAAAATCTAAGTTATCTTCACCAGGCGCAGCAGTTCTAAATGAAATGCTTTGCGACCCAAGACCAGGGTTATCTCTTAAAAACTTAAGAACATTTCGTGAAACCTCAGTAGTCCTAGGGAGTGACTGAAAATCCTCTAAAATCGTGTCAGGGCTACTGTAACCGCGAGAAATACTAACTCGGGTAGCTGGGTCATCAGGATCGAAGGTCGAGTCTCTGATAAAAGCAGTGGGTCCAAAATAGGAGCGCTCAGTATCATCGTAGAAAGAAGACGAGTTTAAACCCGGAAATGCCTCCTCTAAAGCCTTAGATGTGCTGTAATCGAGACCCCCAACCGCATCACTTAAGTCACTTGCTCTTTGTTTTATATATTTAAAGTCTTCACTTTCTTCAGGTAGTACGTAACCACCTCCACCAATAATTGGTTTATTTGTTTGAAACGCTGGTTTTTCATACGCATCAAGATCTACACCAAAACTTCGTATAACTTCACGGGCTTCCTTCTGTAAAGAGGGGTTACCTGATGTATAAAGAATCTCTGCGTCCTTGAGAATATCCCTAACGTCTTGATACTCAGTATCTCCGAGATCCAATTTATTTAATGTAGTGTCAAGAATATCTTGATAAATACCTGCACGTACATCTGGATCAGAATATTTCTGCTCTAAGTCTGTGTACTGTTTGTACTTCTCAAAAGATTTAGGGTCTATACGTTGAGCTACTACCCCCTTATTTTCCACAGGGTTCCTAAGCATAGATTCAAGCTCAGGATATTTTTTGATCAGATCTTCTACTTGTTTTACAGCCAGTCCAGTATTAAAAACTTTTCTTTGCTCGTTCAGTTCTAATATGTCGTCTGCAAGAGGACCAAAAACCCCTCCGATAACTTCTTGTTCGAGACCACCCCCAATATTTTCGGTATAAGGAAAATCTATAAGAGATTGTCTTTGGTCAACATCAACACTCGGTGGCCCCGAACCCCTAAATGCCTCTTGCAGTCTTATTTGCCTCTGTAAGTCTTGACGCGCTTGATCTGCAGCATACAACTCTCTATTTCTATCTGCTATTCTTCGATTTCTGTCAGAAATAGCGTAAGTACGAGCCCCCCTAGGAATGCCTTCGCGACGATTGTAATTTTCAATGGCTTGACGAACTTGAGGAAACATGTCCTCAATATTTGTCTCAAAAGTTTCCTCAGGTCTGAATAACTCAGTTTGACGGTTTTGAGAAACGGGCTCTACTTCGTTACCAGCTTCATCCCAAAGTAAAGGTTCCCCGAAAGGACGCGAAGGGCTACTGCTTTGTGCTGACTCTACGGGTGTTTGAAGAGGAGCTTCAGAAGGAACAACGTCTTCTGAAACAACCACTTCTGTAGGTTGACGCCTACGATTTAACTCACGATCAAGAAACTTATACCCGTACTCAGGAGCAGGCACTTTACTATTGTCACTTTTATATATTCTAAACCGTGGTTAGGAACAAAGCCTTCCACGGGGTGTTACACTTGCAGCTTGCACAACGCACCGTTTTTTCTTGAGCAACTCCATGATGATTATCGAGATTTACAGGCACCATGGCACATGGGCCTTTACTGATCCATACAAAGGACTTGAAAACGAGCCGTTCGTGGCAGGCATACCCGAAATCATCGACGAATTTATCGAAAAATTTAGCGATAAGACTCAAAAAACACACCGAATCACCTTTTCTGCCTCTGATTTCCCTGGTTCACACGGAAAATTGACCAAAATAAACCCAGAACAAGGCGGTGCTTGGTACAAATACAACGAAAAAGAAGGTTGGTTGTGTCCAGCCACGCTGCATTACTTCCCAGAACACCCTGAAGAGCTTTTTGTACAGTTCAGTTAGTTATATAAATCAGACCCTTCCGTATAAAGCTCCTAAGACCCTTTCGCGAACACGGTCATAACCAGGTAAAAGTCGCCTATTGATCTCTCTAACCTCTTCACGCGTAGCTTCGCGAGGTATCTGAGGGATTTCAAAACTAGGCATACCAGCTAAATACTCAATTACAAACTCCTGAGGGTCGCGCTTCATCTCTTTAATCAGGAGTGCTTCCATAACCCCAAAAGTTAAAACTAAGATATACCATTCTAATTAACTTATAAAAAATCATCAAGTTACCTGGAGTGTCTGGTATGCTTTTCCCACGCCTTGCAAAAGGCACAAACCCATGAATCAGTACTATGACGTTTGCCGTCCCGCCCAACCGTCCGCACTATCCAGAGCATCCTTACCCGCTTGACGCTTTTGTCCAACTTAAGACTCAAGAAGCATTAGACACAATGTCAGAAGAGACTTTCGAAGTCGCCAAAAACATAACTTTGGCGGATTTACTGGCTTCAGATGTCTCTCGTTGCGAAGCAATATCCATGATTTCGAATATCCCTAGATTTTGGAAGGTGTACAACATAAACAACAACCGAGAAAAGGAAATAATCAATCAAATCGGAGCAGTTAAAGACCTACTCCCACGCAAATGTCAAAAATCTGCCTTTGCAGCCATTTCTCGAATTAAAACCGAGACGCGTGAGACCCGGATTGAAGTCGCTAGAGCGAATGAGTTCACTGCTTCCAGGCCAAAACCAGTAATTCAACGCGCTGAGCCCCTAAATGAAACCGTTTTAAAGGAATTAATTACCGAGTACATCGAAAAAATACTCAAACAAGAGCAATCTTCCTTTAAATACGAAGCTCTGTGTACTTGGGTTTCCTGGAAATACACAAGAGACCGGGGTTTGCAGTTCGCAGACATCGATCTTGTGCGTACTAGCGCCAATACACCCTCTTGGAAGAGTGCTTTGTCGAACGCGCTTCAAAGATTTCAGGAAAAAGACCTGATCAAGTACCGCAAAGCTAAAGACGACTGGTTTATCTTCCCCGATTAATCGCGAAAACCTTCGTCATCCACGAACCATTTGCGTTTTGCGGTAAACCAGTTGGCTAATGAGTCCGGATCTTGCGGTCCAACTAAGTGATCGCTTGAATCCGGCTCACCCAAATCCATATCATCGAGAAAAGCATCCAGACCGCCCTCCGGTTGCGCACCCCTATTGGCTTCTCTACGCGCTCTCCGCAGCATCGCATCAGCGCTGTGGTTAGCTTTAGCGAGTTTTTGGACAAAAATAATGTCTTCTAACTGAACTTCGGCGTTATTGGCGATTCGATTGCAAATATATTCACAACGCTTACGAAGTTCTGTCGACAGCATTTCAACTACACCAGTGCTGTCAGTCTACTGATCTCCCAGTAATAGCTCCAATATCCCTCGATCTAACTCTGTTTTGATGTGTTGTAGCGTCACCTGCTCGTCTGGTGGACCTCCGGGCCAATTTCTCAAATATTCAGAAACAGCGTTCCTCAAGAGCCTTGCACAGACCACGTCGGCTGAAAATTCTATTCTGTCTGAGTCACCCAAAACGTTAATAACCCATACGACGCGTGGCATAAGCCACAGCTCTATCTTTTTCCTTATTTGCTGCTTTCTGGTAATTTTTATCTAGAGCCAGCTTTAATAAAGTATTTGCAACCGAGTCACTATAGTCAACAACTGTATTCGCATTAGGCATAAAAGAAGTTTCTACTTGTCCTGAGTAAACATCACCGTAAGGGCGATCAAATACTCTATGTTTAATTAGTGCAACTGAATCAGGAACATCTCGACCATCCATCATCATCTCCCCCCTTTGAGAAGTTCTAATACCTTGGTCGATGTACGCTAACGGATATAGTCTTAGATCTCCTCTAGTTCGATCGTCTTCTAAACCTTTTTCTTTCATTCTTTCTAAAGCATACTTTTGTGCAGTTAATTCAGTATCTAATTTTCTTCTAGGAGTACCCAACATGTGAGCCTTAAGACGTTCAGCTGGTGTTCTTAATTCTCCTTTATTCAATTTATCAAAAAACTGATTTTGTAATTCTCTTTCGAAATTCGTACTTTTGGTCAAAGTCGGGTCTAAGGCATGTCCAAGCTCATGCTCCAAAGTAAACAGATCTGGATTTTCACCTAAATAAACTGTTCTTGTCTCGGGGTCGTAACTACCACCAGGTCCTTCTGTCATATAAAGACCGGCTGCCCACGAGGGTGCGTACGCTGGCATAGGTTCGATTTTTACTTCTAACCCATGTTTGTCTTTAATTCGCTGAATAGTATCTAATACTTCTGGAGTAGCTGCAAAACGTCCTGGTGTTTTTGGATCAAAAGAACCAGCTGGGATAACTTGTGGCGTACTTCCAACCGGTTGCCTCATGATCAAAAGTTTCGATCCTTTATTCTAAATCTAATTTTTTTTTAAAACCGCTGTTATTATGTTGCTACCCCAAAACTTTTGACCCCAATTTACCTAGAAGATACCCAGACCCTTCTCGCCCACGTCGATGATAAAGTCAAGTATATAAAAAAAGGCAACAATTTCAGATTGCGGGGTGGGTAAATTACACATAGTGGGCACACATGTGAAGGGCTAGTGTGACTTGGTGAGGGAAGGTTCCTATCATCATTAGTTCCCCTTATGTATCAGGGGCTTGACGGATGGGTGGGTGGTATGATTTATTAACGCGCACCTGGTTCATGTCTTAGTTACATGCAGCGCACAGTGTGTGTGACAATCACCGAACCGGTTCGAAGGGGTTGACCTAACGCACGGTGTGGTCCTATGTTGCTTGCAACGGATCGAAACGGACTCAGATGAGTCGCGATCTTCCATCCGCCAGGCAACTCGCCTTCTGTGCCAGTCGCCAAACCATCACAAGATTCTTCCCAAGCGGTAGCAATCCTGTAACTTAGTTCCATCGGAAGCCACGCCGCTTCTGATCCAAGTCCAGCCATCAGCCAACGGGGCTCCCGTTAGTTATCGAACCGAGTGAGTCAGGTAGTTCCTGGCCCTTGCACCCTTTAACTAACACTAGGTCCGGAGGTATCCGATCCCCCCAGTTGCATGGGTAGCCAATGACGTGGTAGTGAATTTCTACTAAACCCACGTCTGGCAAGGTGTCCGGTGCGAGTTAATACTCTGAACCACCCCGACTAACCTTGTTCCCGCAGTAAGGCCCTCGGTATCTATCGGCTTAGTTAACTAACACTAAGGTGAGCCCTAGTAGGGTAATCATCGAACGAACCGGTTCGCTTTCTTGTTAGTTACAAATACGAGGAGATCCCTCCTATCACGCTTTCTGTGCACTGTATAATCGCAGTGCGTCGATTTGTTTTTCACCCCGTGAATCTTTTTTACTTCATGCAGAACGCAGGTATTGAGTAACTTCAGTTATTCTCTGCCGGTTTGCTATCTCTCTTGATCACTTATGATCATGGGGTGAAACACATTTTTTGAAACTTCCCTGTAGCCCTTGTTTATCAACGGCTACCTGAAGGTTTCACACCTTCACCAACGTCAATTTGTTTCCGATTTCATTATGACTGTGAGCAAATGTCCTGACGTAACTGTTGATCTCATGTCCAGTTACGCTCGAATGACTGACAAACAACGCGATCTTTATGATCAGCTAAATCTTCCACACCGCTTCACGATTTTGAACTGCGGCAGTGACCGCGACGGCAATCCACGCCGCGTTTGGGTTATTGCTGCTGACGACGGGCAAGCCATATTTGCTTATGACGAAGGATATTACGGTCGCGATTGTGTTCCCGGTCGCGTTCGTCGTTCCTTTGATTACGCCGTGCATCACAAATGTACGTTTTCACAGTATCAGATGCTGTTGAAACTTCCCCATCCTGATTATCTTCCTGAGCAGTACTGATCATGACTAACACTGACCGCTTGAATGTTCCTGGTGTAAATGCACCTTATTCTCGCGTTCGTTCTATTGAACTTGCTGGTCGCGAATCTTTCGCACTGAGAGTATCAATAGACGATCCAGATAAGTGGGTCAACTGTATCTACGAGAACTCACGATTCGCCACGTTCATGTGGCATAAATCTGAGGGAAAGATGCTGCTAGTTACAGCAAACAATCGCATGGGTAAGTTCCGCAAACAGAACTGTAAATCCATGGACGAATTCTGCACCAAAGTAAACACCTACCTCACTAAACAATCATGACCTACAAAACTTTGCGCTACGAAGTTGATGGTGTGGTTCACACTTATGAGTGTGGGCCTGATACCTGGCAGTTCAACATGACTCGCAGTGAAGTTGTGCGCTTCTTTCTTAACGAAGCA